AAACTGCCATCCACAGACACCAAAGATTCAGTATCTTTGATATCGAAATTCAATACAAATACAGATGATGAATCTGGTGTTGTTGTCCAGTTTTGATTTAGATATGCAACACGAGATGTACCATTGTAACCAGTAATGGTTCTTGTATCACCTGCGTTGGTACCACGTGTAATGCTAATATTTACACCATCATATGCATTGCTTGTTGCAGAAAATTGAGCAGGTAAAGTGATTGTGTTTGTTGAACCTGTGATTGCATTGGCTGATGGTGCAGCGTTTTGTATATCATAGACATATGCTTTGTAAATGTATGTGTTAGCATTTGCACTGTTAGATGCACCAGTATAAACCAAATTACGAATATAACCCGATGCAACAGCTGCATATGAGGTTGCATTACTTCTATTTACACTATTTACATTAACGCAATGAAAGTCTATTGTTTGTGCAGTGGTAAAATCAAAAAAGTCCTGTGAATTACCACGAACTGTATCGACATAGACATAAGAACCATAGTCAATATAAACAGGACCATTTCCACGGGTTGCGGTTGTTCTTGCACGATTGGATACCAAATCAATCGGTGTTGGATTTTCTACACGGTAACCGTGAACATATGCCAAACCTTTACCAACTGATAGTGTATATTTGGTTGCATCTTCGTTTGTTTTTGGTGTTAGTTTGAAATCATCTACAACATAATCACCATTGGTTTCATAGTCACGCTTAGCAAAGTAGTCGTCAATAACATTGTATACTGATCCATCTACCAGTTTCGCAACAGAACCATCAGTAACACGCACCAATTCCACGAAGGAATCATCATCACCTAATTGGATTGGACGAGTTTCTAATGTTAATTCAATAACATATCTGTCTGCACCTGGTGCCTGATAGTTAGAAGAACCAACGGCTGGATCCAATAATGATGCATCGTTAACATAGTCATAGATTGTTTCGGTAATATTCAAACCGATGCGTCTGCTTGGTGCAGCATCATACTTGTCAATGATAACTGTTTGTGATTGAATCTGAACAAAATGTCCTTCAATATAGAATACCCCGTCAGCAATAGATGCAACAGAAGATTTACCTGTTGAGTCATTCGCCAATGCCTGAACTGCAAGATTTGAGTTCACATCATAGATTACATCGTTGTCTGTAAAGTGTGTACCAGTTTTGTATGCAACAACCAATGTTGGTGGATCACCTTCGCCGCCAGTACCAGTTGGTACAGCCACTTGCAGAACTCTGGCAATAACATCACCTTCTGCACTTTGAATCAACAAACCTTCCCATTGAGTCACATCAATGGCAACGTTATTATAGGTAGATTGTAGTTTGATATAGTAACAATCGAAGTTGGTTGTTACCTGACCACCAGTTACAGGTGAATTCTGTTTGAAGATGTTGTCTGCAAACTTTGTAACTTGATTTTGAAGGATGGTTTGTGCCTGTGTTAATTCTCTAGCCTGAACCGCAAAACCTGGCTTGAAAAGAATACGATGGAAGTTCTTTGTTGAATCGAAATCATCGTAGTAAGGATCAACGTTAAAATACAGAGCCATTTTTTTCCTTTAGTAACCTAATACAAATTTATATTGTTCTATACCATCAGTGCTTCTAGTAACCCCATCTCTATTCTCAATATGTGATATGTATCCGGAGAAAATTGAGAAGTCTGGTTCACTGTATGATAATATTGTTCTTGTCGTTGTTGATGTGTCACCCTTCAACGGCGAGTTGATTGTTGGTGTTCCTGTCATATTTAGAAGTCTTACCACATTGGTTGCTGGGTCAAAACTCAAAACTCTTCCAAAAAATGATGCGGTTGCAAGGTCTAAACCTTGATATACGATTTCATCGTTTGTAAATGAACCGAAACCTGGTGCCACGATGAAGTCTGTTGTTGTTTTGTATATTTCACCTGATGCAGGAACATAGTTTGCAAAAGCTTCATCTAGTGTTTTTGTTGTTGGATTTACAATAAGACCAACTTGGTGGTAATCTATATCTGTTGGTATAATACCACCTTCAGAACCATCAAACTCAACACTCAACATAACGTGATTGCAACCGAGTTCTGAGATTGGATCAAACCCGTGGCCACCAACTGGTGATGTGGATATCTCCAAGATTGCACCAAAACCAATAGAGGTTGAAATCGAAACATTTGCGTATGTGTAATTGCTACCTGGATTGGTTACAAGAATGTCCGTGATAACTTCTCCTGAAATTACCGCAGTCGCAGCTGCATCTTTGCCATCACCCGTAATCACCACAGAAACAATAGAGTTTGCAGGATCATATCCAAGGCCACCATCTATTACGTTGATGACATCAATGTTACCTGCACCTGCCACATTATCTAATGGGTTTGGTATATTTTTACCAATTGGAACTGGCAACCAAGATGAGTCCATGAATTTTAATTTGGAACCAGCATCAACTGTATACATAAACTTCCACTTATAAACATCTGTACCTTGGAAGATGTTACTTGAGTTGTATGTTCCTGGTTCAAAGTATGGTTCTTCCGTGGATGGAGAATCATTATTGTTCCATAAACATTTGAATACTTGGTCGTATCTATTTTTCACATAGTAAAATTTAGTTGGGTTTCCGTTTTCGTCCAACTCAAACATATCAACTGTGTCGATGTAACGGTCATAAACTGTACCTGATACCCAATCATAACGTTTAATTACAGGTGCAATATCATTTGATGTAACGTGTTTTACCGCAAAAATATTCTTGGAGATTAATTTCAAAGACTTAACATCTTGTGATGGTATTGGTGGATTACCTTGTTCTGGCCAAGGTTCTGCTTTTGCCAAGAAACAATATGTCTGACTGATAGATGTATTTGCTGGTGGAACTACAGCAACAGGCGCATAGTAGGTCTGTTCGACCTGTCCAACCTTTGCGCCATATGTAATGAGTGATTTATTTGCCATGATTTATTTATTAACCATTAATAGAAACAAAGGTGTTTGCATTATCACCATCAATACTGAAGTACTTCAAATGCATAGAACTTCCCGCAGTAATTGTTGCAGTGGTTGATTTGTTTGTTGAACGCAATGCCGCACAACCATGTGTGATAGTGTGGTTTGAGTTGTCTGTATTGACCAACCACACCTCAACAACTTTACCTGCAACATAATTACTGTGTGAAATTGTCAAATCTGCAGCACAGTTGGCTTTAATCATTGAATCGGTTTGGTAGTTAATTGTAATTGCAGTTTGTAAACCATCTGGTACTCTAGGTGAGTATACAAAACCTTTTGATGGGTTAACATAACCAGAGAATGAAACATTGTTTGCGTTGAATGTTGCAATATTTACCAGTGTGTTTGTGCCATTCTCAATGTTATAGAACTTGATTTGTGAACCACGGGCAGAATTTGTATAGTTTTCTGCAGCGATAATATCAATACGAGCAACACCGGTTGGTAAGAATTCTGTTGCGCCATATCCGTTACCAGATAAACGCATCAATACATCACCGGTCTGTACTGCTGATGGATAGTCCACATTGCCACGAGCTGTGCGACCTGCAACTAGACCGTATGCAGCACCGTTTGCACTATAAGAATCAAATACGATGCGTGATGCTACGTTCTGTTTACCAGAAATGTGTAACATATAACCATCGTTTGATGGCAGTGCCACATTGGCCGTTGCTTTGATGGTGATTGCTGATTCTGTTGCAGTAAAGTTTGAGTTAGCGAGAACCATTGTTCCGTTAACTGTCATGTTTCCTGCCGCAGTTAAACTACCACCCGTTAATGTGAGGTTACCACCAACAGTTGTGTTGCCTGTAACACCTAAATCTCGTGGTACACCAAAATTTCCATCAACACCAAAATCAAATGATTTACTTCCAGCTTTTATCTGAACCGCATTAGCAGAAGAAATCAAGAACGATGCAGGAGATGCTGAGGGATTATAACGCATCTCTGTATTGTCTTTGAATACAATAGTTTCTCCGAAAATAACGTTTCCTGTAACTGTTAATGCACCAGCCAATGTACCTGTTGTATTTGCAAGTGCATTGTTTGCCTTATTAAATGCAGAGTTGGCGTGTGTGTAACCAAAATATGCGTAAGAATCTATTGCGTTAGCAGATGCAAACGCAGCATTGGCTTGTATAAATGCACCGTTAGCATACAACGCAGCAGAGTTTGCAACATGACTTGGTGTATTGGCTCTCAAGAATGCTGAGTTTGCATAGTTGCCAGCAGTGACTGCCTTAGAATCTGCTGTCGCTGCGTTGATGATGGCCTGTGCGGCAGTATCAGCAACAGTATTGGCAAATGCTGCACCAGAGTTTGCAACAATAAATGCTGCATTGGCCTTTAGAATGGCTGCGTTTGCGTGAATGAAACCTGAGTTGGCATGTAAGAATGATGCGTTACTGTATATGAAAGGTGCTGCTGCGGTATTCTGTGATGTATTATCTTGGAAGATGATTGGTTTGCCAATCATTTTGAAACCTTGATTGTGTACAAACTGTGCCATTATACCACTTGAGTCTATGCTACCCAACAGAATAGAAACATTCTTGTTTGGAGTAGTTGTACCTATCACCAGGTTACCACCAGGTGTTGCAGAGGTGTCGCCTTGAACAATCAGATACCCATCTAAAGGTTTTGCGTAGGTGAAACCATCATAATTGTATGTTGAACCATTCAGACCCATATCAATGTAGTATGTAGAATCTGTACCATTGTTTGCGGTAATAACAATGTCACCTGAACCATTGCCACTATTGTTTTGTAGGTTTAGTTGTAGGTAATGGTCAGATGAACCAGCAAATTGTCCAACAACGTTAGGTAAAACAACAGCATTGTTACCAACATTCAATATGTTGTGTGAATACAATCCTTGTGCTAATGTTGTGCCTGTAAATCTACCAGTCACATCGGTGATTGTATCTACAGCCAAGAATATTGTCTGTGCTGTGTTGGCATTAAGTGCCGTAATTAATGGTAATTCCGAAATCTTTACTGTTGACATTGTTTACCCCAATATGATTGTTCTGTCATCTTCTGTTGTTATTATTCTACCGTCTTCTGTCATTAGTTCTGGTATGTATGTTGTGCCGACTGGACCCAATAATCTAATTTGATTTCCTGATAGAGCACTGTTTGCAATCCACGATGTTCTTCTGACATGTAAATAAGAGTTTGATGCACTTGACAAATTACTTGTCAAATAAATTTTACCATTTACATAGTCAACCGAACTAATTACTTTTGCTGTGTTGTTTGCAACTAATACGGTATCACCAGGGAATAATATATCCATCAAAGGATATGCAGTGTTACTGTATGTACCACTATTAATAACATTATATGAGTCAGTTATAACTCTTGTAATATTTATGGTGTTTGAACCAGCATTTGCAGTTGCAGTTGCGACATTTGGGAATGTCATCCAAACATTACCCTTGACTGTAATTGTATCTGAAACTGGATCTACTTTTATTACCTGAGCCATCACATTAGGACCATGTGCAGATTCTAATGAAATGATTGTTGAGTTTGCAAAGATAATATTTGCAAGATTTGCACCAAGTAAGTTATTAAACTTGATAATATTGTTACTCTTGTTGGTAAAATCTGTTGCAATCGTTGCTGTTGTACCTGCTGCGCCAATAGAATAGTAAAGTGGTCGTGCATCAAACAAAGCTTTTTGTACGTGATAGTCAAAATCGGATGGAATCTTGGATGCCATTCTACCGATGACTCTCATACCACTTGGGTGTAACAAGTTCTTCAATACGGTTCTATACTTTTCGATTTCTTTTTCAACTGTAATTTGATAAGTATAGTTGTTATATTTTTCACTCTGCAATACACTGAATGAACTTGGTTGTCCTTGTGCGTTCAGGTATTGGCCTTGACTCAATGATAAACCATTTAAGAAAGATGCGGTTGCCTTAGCTGAACCGTCACCATAATTCTTCACACCATTTTGATTATATGAAGAATCTATGGCAGTATTTGCCATAATTAGGTTTATGTTTCTATCAATCTTTAGGTTTGTTGTTGGATCAGGATTGGATGTGTAGTTAAACACACGCAAGTTGTATAGAGATTGTGCTGGGTCGTTGTATGGTGTTAACAATGACACCGAATTAACCGTTGAACGGTAAGAAGCAACTTCAACATTACTACCTTGGTATATCACATCACCTTTTTGTGGAAGATCCAAGATAGAAACATTAGATACAACAATATCTTGTACCTTTAAAGAAACGTTTGGTGTAGACACATAATCTTCACCTGCTGTCAACAATCTAATTGATGTTACTGAACCTGCACGGTCCACAATAACAGAGAATGTTGCACCAGTACCAAGAATACTAGGCACAGTCAATACCGCATTTGCTGCCTGATTGTTTGCAGATATTATCCTAAGTGCTGGTAAGTTTTCGTTTCTGTAACCAAGGCCACCCAAAGGATATGTTGGAATGTTTTGTGTATAATCATAAACATATGCAACATTTAGAATGGCACCATTTGCTGCCACAGATATAACATTTGCATATGCACCAACACCAGAACCACCTTCAATAATAATCTTATCGTTTGCCACATAACCATGTCCTGCTGCTGACACCTGAATTGGTGCCAAGATACCCAACTTACTAATGTCATCAAAGGCACCAGTATCATTCTCATAAGTTGATATTGCTGATACTGTTGGTATTGTGGAGAATCCACCACCACCATTTTCAACTAAAACGGAAGATAATGGGTAAGTGGTAAAGGATGCAAAAGAAAATGCGTTTGCCAATGATGTATTAGCATTTGCGGTTGGATGACTCTGTAAGAAAGAGTAATTTGTGTTACCAATTGTTGTATGTCTGGCCAATGAAATTGAACTTGTTGGTGCAAAGGTAACATTAGCTCGTTTGCGTAAGTCTGGATCAAAAGAACCTACTACGGCCGTAGCGCCTAGTCCATCACCAGTAATATCAATTAAAGTATTAGGTGTAAATGTATAACCATAACCACCATTCACAACGTTGATACGTTGAATAGAACCTCTGGTCGTTGCAGAAACCTCAGCAGTTGCCTCAACACCAGTATTTGAACTCAAACCATTGAAAACAATTACTGGATCACCAACCTTATATAATAAACCTCTAGCTCTTGAATCAACTCTTAGTTGACTGACCTGACCTACAACCTTTGCTCTGAGATTTGAACCATTGATAATGATATCTTGATTATTGTTGTCTACAACACGAACAAACTCTCCTGATTGAAACAATCGTTCGATATTTGATATGAATATATCAATTTTATTGCCAGAAACAATTGAGTTTTCGATTGTTGCAATAGATTTGGTTGTTTCACCAATGATGCGGTAATTATCTATCTGTAAGAAACGTTCATCTTGTGTGTTAAGTTTCAAACTCTTTGCTACATACCAAATACCATCGGATGCCTTGAACACAGCATCTTTTGTGTTGAAGTATTCAAACTCAGAATTGAAAAGTATCTTAAAAAGAAACTGATATGATGCAGGTGTACCTTTGGAATTGTACAACTGTTTGGCAACTTTTACTGCCTGTCTTTCATCAATCAGAGATTCTTTTGGAAAGTTTGGTAGAAAATCGTTGGTGAAATACTGCAAGAAATTGTTTGCAGTTCTATCTATGTCCTTATACGACAAAAGGTTCTTAGAACCTTCTGTAACTTGACCTGTTTGTTCCATCCATTCATAGTATGCCTTCAGAAACAAGGAAAAGTTGGCGTAGTCTGGGTTATCCCTGACAAATTCTGGTAACTGTTGCGTTACCAATAACGAGGTCTTATTATTACTTACTATCATGTTTTGGCAGTAACATTAACAACAATAGCATTCGCATCAAACGGATCAACTGTAATGATTCTATTAAATGAAGATGAAATGATTGTTGTGGTTGGGTTTGCAGTAATGGTAAATAGACCAAGTTCATTGTTAATATTCAATGGATTAAATGAATTTAATGTAACAATACCTGCTTGATAATCAATTGTACCAATATCATTATTTAACACAGTCTTAACATTCTTTGTGTTATTGTAATATGTTCTCAATGTACCGTAACGACCTTCTAGGTTAACAACCAAAGAACCTGATTGACCTGTTGTATCACTTGCCGCAGGTGTAACTTCCGCAATTGCTGAAGTGTAATCTGAACCAGAATTTGTTACCTTAACAGACTTAATTGTTCCATTTGTATTCAGTGTAGCAATTGCTGTTGCACCTGTACCATCACCTTTAATTGTGACTGTTGGTGCAACTTGATAACTGAAACCTGGATTCAAAATAGAAATAGACTCAACACCGCCAGTGGATGAAGGCACTTCTTCTAAGAACACACCATCAATTGTTTGTGCCAAGTTCAATGGGTTTCTAAGTTGGAAAGAAGGTGTAGAATTCACACCACTTTCAAACATACCTTTCTTCAACTTTGTACCATAATATAGATTGTAGGTTGTTGGTGTTGTCAAATTTGGATAGAATTTTTTCTGCACTTTCACTTCAATCTCGTTTGCAATGATAGATTGATTGGTATTTCTAACAACTTCATTGAAATCTGTCACGGAGAATGTTGAATTGAATGTGTTCAATGCTGTGTTGGCATAATTTGCGATTGCAGTTTTGATATTTGTTTGTAGTTGTGTTGCTGTTAAGTTTGTTCTCTTTGGATCAAACAAAACATTGGCTGTCAATTGTAGATATGTATAATCTGGATCCACAATTTTTGGTTCAACAGTTAATACAGAAATTGGTTTTACAACATCATTAATTAACTTTTGTTTTTGTGTTTGTGTAAATGCGTATGCACCAGTTGGTTTCAGTGAAATGAATACAGAACCATATGATGGAGGATCGTTATCTTCT